AATAAGCCCTGCGGCGAAGGTGTTAGCCATGGTTGTTTATTAGTTGTTAGTGGAGAGTTTTTCCCAGTTGGCTTTGCGGAATGCAGAGCGTTCAGCTGGGTTGGTGATTGCGTCGTACTGGGCACGGATAGACAATTCAATGGCTACCTCGGCAAGTGCGACAGGAGATGGGTGACCGGTAGAGGCGAGAAGCTCGGATGCCTTTTCGGCGATGTGCTGGTCAATATTTGCAGCGTCATCTTCAAGGTCGGTAACGGCCTTGAGCGATTGCTCAAACTTAGATTGCAAACTGACAAGGTCTTGGCGAGCGGTGACAAGCTCAGCTTGTAAAGCCACGTTGGCCTCACCTACTGCGAGCAGCTCGGTGATGGTAGCGTTAGCGGTGCTTAGCTCAGCGCGAAGTGAATCGTTCTCGACGAGGGATGCCTCGATCTTCGCGGCCTCGTCGTTACCGGGAAACAATTTGGAAAGTAGTCCAGTCATACCATTTGCAGCGCTGTCAAATTTCGACTTGTCTTTGCCGTCCTTGATGACGGTGTCAACGAAGCCATTTTGCATCGCTTCATCGGCGGTCATCCACGTTTCGGCATACATCATTTTGCGGATCTGTTTTTCATCCTGTCCGGTGCGCTCTGCATAGATGGTCGCGAGTTCATCGCTGATCGACTCGAGCAAGTCGGATTGTTTGCGCAGCGCCCTAGCATCTCCCATGGCGATGGTAGATGCCTCGTGAATCATGACGCGGCTGCCAGTGGTCATCTCGCGCTGGTCACCGGCCATTAAAATCACGCTGCCCATGCTGGCTGCGAGTCCGTTCACTCTGGTGGTGACATTGACTCCACGCGCCGACATAGAGCGTAGTGCGTTGTAAATCCGCTGACCCTCAAATACGGATCCGCCAGGCGAATTGATTTCAACCTCGACCAACTCAAGTGCATCACTGGCAGAGCATACCACCTCACAAATACACATTTGTGCTAGTACAGCTGATTGACCGTAAAGGCGATCTAGATCGTCGATTAGTTGGTCAGCACTTTCCTTATTAACGCCAGAGTTTAATTTAATAATCCCGGCACGGTTTTCGATTTCAATTTTCATGGTTGGATTTGAGTATTTTGATCTGGTGGTGCCATTTCGTTTGCAGTCAGCATTGACATTTCTCGGTCATCAATAGTCACGCCGTAAAGTTCCTCTGCTTTTCGTGCAGCAATTTTCCGTAGTGCAACTTCTTGCGCTCTTTCTTGGTAGTGTGCTTCAAGCGTTTTACCTCGCATTGAAACAATATCTCGCATGTTAGCAGCACCCATTTTCCAGAGTGCTTCTAGTTCTTTTGTGATTCTGCCGTCGTCGATCGTGAGTTTCGGTGGGGTCGAAAACTCCCATTTATACCAGTCCGGCGATTGCGGTAGGTCGCCGCGCTTCTGGGCCTTGGCAATGGCATAGCCGACCAATCGCTTGGCGGCGTAAAATAGCAGATCTTGCCTGTCCTCGATGGAGCGCTGCGCCATGGCGATCTCAGTGCGCTGAGCGGTGCCACCACCGGCACCGTGGCCATCATAAAAAGCCATGCTCCAGTTGAGTCCAGCAAACGCGGATTTTAAAAGGCGATTGTGAAAATCTAGGAATGGATTGCCGGGTCTATTGTTGACCAGCGTCTCGATCTTGCCTCCCGAGTTGCTGCGGAAATATCTGACGGTGCCGCCATCGAGAGACTCGACCGTCATGCCATTGCCCGTCTCGGTGTCGCCGACCAGTGCGTTGTACGGATCATCATGGTCTGGGCCGCCGTTGTCGTTGTACTCGACCAGCGAGATGCTGCTCATCTGGAGCATCGCCAATCGCTCCCACTCGGTGGACTGGATCATGTCGCGGCAGTCATTAATGCAGTGCGTCAGTGCCGTTAAACCGCGGCTTTGGTATTGCCACTCTGGATCAAATAAGTGGATGACATTTTCAGCGAGTAGCCACTGGTCAAGCTCGCCATTCTTGTCACAGAATGCATAGGCTTTCGCTTCACCGCTTTGATAGTGGACGATGCCGTCTTTGAGCATGCCGCCCTGGTACATCTGCCCGTCAGCAAATCCCTTGGGCGTGGCAATCCTGTGTGCCGGTATGCCCTGATACTGCGGGAAGCCTGTTGCTGTCTCGGTCAGCAAGACAAAGATTTCACCATCAACATCAATCGACGATGACCACCCAAACAAGTTGGTTTTGAAATCATGCATGCCGCCTCTGGCATCACCGATGCGGTAGAATGTATCGTTCAGAAACTTGCCAGCAATGTTTCCAAACTCCTCATCACCGCCTTTGTAAATCGGCACGAATGCCCTGCCGACGGCATACATGCTGCGCTGGTTGATGGCATTCTTGATCGGCCCGAAATTTAAATAGATTCTGCGAGCATGGCTTTGCAGCGTGATACGATCATTGGACGGCACGAGGTCTTCGATGTCGCGCTTTTGCACCGGCTCCCACGGCCTGTGGTAGTTTTGCTGCGCAGCTCTCGCGGCCTTATAATTAACCTGCCTGCCGAATTGGTCGAGTATTGCCATGGTGTCCGTTGTTAAAATCGACCGAGCGACCGGCTGCTGCTAGGCACAAATCCGATGCTCAAATATTCCATGGCCATCCGCAGTGCGGTCTGCCGCTCCGTTTCGTTTAGACCGACGAGCTTTGCCATGGTAACTCCGTTCTTGGTGGCAGACGTGATGCTGTCCATGCCGCCTTTCGTAAGCGCTCCACCCATCGCCGAATCGAAGGCAGTCTTGATTCCTGCAATCCGCTGAGGGTTGCAGTTAGCGTAGTGGAATAAATTTCTCGCGACTTCTCGGACGTTGGCAGCCATCGACTAGGCGACCATGTCAAACATCGAAGCCCGGGATGATCTTGAGCATGAGAGCGGCCACGATCTGCATCGCCTCGACGTCCCACGCGTGGTTGTTATTCCGCGTCCGCGTCCAGCGATACTCAACCTGCTTGGTCTTCGAGTTGGTGACCTCTTTTTTTATCTCGCTGTCAATCTGCTTCAAGAAATCGACCGATATGTCGTCTGGGATGTCCCACGATCCAGCAATGCCGGTGCGGTGCGCGTGCAAGATGTCCTTGATGCGATCGCTCGCCCAGTGAGCGTACCGAGCCTTTCCGCCGCCGCTGGCGGTTGCATCTTGGAATCGCGTGAATGGTCGGTGGATGATGTCCCCATTTTGCTTTTTGTACGCGAACGACTTCTGACCGCTGCCGTGCAGTGCCGTCCAATTCATCCGAGCGCATGCCGAGTAGACTTGGTCGGTATCATAGCCGGCATCGACGAAGACCATCTGTGGCTTGATCTGATACCTCAGCGCAAGGTCATGCACGCCGTCGAAAGTCTCAATCCTGCCATACCACAACAGCATCGACTCCCCGCTCGCTCGCCATGCCCTGACTCCAGCCCAGAAGTGGTCGCGCTGTTTGTCGACTGTCAGGAATCTATGTGCCTCTTCCTCGATCTTCTGCTTCTCGGTGTACTCGGCGACGAGGTAGCCGTTGCCGACTAGCGCCTCGCGGTTGTCTGTCAGATCCTCCTCCCATGTTTCTGCCAGGCGCTTTTGAATAAACTGCCTTAGCGGATCCACGTTGCCGACGCGCATCGCTGCCTTTGCCTCGATCCACAACAGCACTATTTCCCACAGTGGTTTTCTCCAGTTGGCAAGCACGTTGTAGTGAAATCCGACGTGACCGGGCATGCCGACCGCTGTTGCCACATATTGACCGCCCTCGGCCAGCGCCCTCCTCGGTTGTGGCGAGTCGGCGCACGTCCAATCGCAGTCGGCATTGTCGCATTTGAGTTGTGCCATCTGCGCTCGAGCCAGCGGTTCCAAAGTCTCGTCCTCGTAGCCAATGACGTTGCACCATTTCCACGGCTGAACAATGTTGCAGCTCGGGCAGGAAAAACTAAACTCGCGCTGGTCAGAATGACCCCACGCTTTGTCGAGGTCGTCGCCTTTGACTCCCGCCTGCGACAGGATAAAAAACTGCCTGTTCCACCGATCATGCAAGCGACCTCGGGCTTCGTTCAGCATGCCGGGTCTGTATTGCCATGCTTCATCGCAGAATACGCGACGCATGGATTTCGATTGCAGTCCGCTCAGGTTCGCACCGGTGAGGAAAAGACTCATCGATGGAAACAGAATTTCCATCTTGCGTTTCTTGTGCCGATCACGCGGAAGCAGTGCCGATGTCTCTGCCGTGTTCATGATCGCGTAGTCCATCCGCGTCTCGGCCCAGTCCTTCAAGTCGTCGTCGGTCTGACCCACCAGCAACGTCGGGCCGGGGTCTTCGGCGATGATATAACACAGCCCAGCCTCCATGAATGTCGTCTTGCCAGTTCCAATTGGTGCGAGATAGACTACCTCCTTGACCTCAGGATCAGCGACGATGTTCAGAGGCTCGGTCTGCCACGGTGCGTTGACCGTCGAGTATTTCGGTGTCAATCCGTCTAGGATAACAACTCGGTCACTTGCCCATTGGGCAGGCGTTAGGTCGCTGGGTGGCCGGAAGTTCTTGAAAAATGCTCGCTTAATCCTGCGAGTTTTTTCCAAGAATTGCCGCTTTGATTCGCTGACTTTCATTTTTTCAAGTACTCAGCCTGCGATACTTGGTTGTACAATCGACCACGAGCAACCTCGGCAAGCTGGGCAATCTTCAGTGGGTCGTCGATATAGGCGCGAATGCGAGTCGATCCTTCGTAATCGTATACCCAAAGTTGATTGGATCCGACTGGGTAGAGGTATGCGCAGACCGCATGACCTTTTGTCTCTCCAGTTTTCAACGAGGTGTATTGGTACAACAGCACCTCGTTCCACTTTGTCGAGTTGCGCAGGCCGTGCCGCATCGTGATCGCCGTCGGCAGGCACGAGTTGCTACTCCACTCCACATACTTCTCAGGATTCTTCGGAGTTGTCGAGCAGCTCGCCAGTAATAGAATGCATAAATATTTCATGTTTTTTTTGTTAGTGGTTTGTCAAGATTTCGCCAATAATTGGTGATTTGATTCGCTCACCTTCATCGTAAATGATCTGTATGACCTGCGCGGATTTCTCTGCGATCAATCGCTTCATAGCGGATGCGTCCAGCCCTTCCAACATTGGCGGCAGGTCGGCTTCCATCCGTTTTATCGCGTTGCGCACCACGGCTGCGATGCCGTCCATGCCGTCTTCGATCTGAGCAATTGAGCAATATCGCTCTTGCTCGACCTCGAGCGCGTAGCCTCCGCGAAGCGCA